GCCGGGCGAGGAAATCATCCATGACGCTGGCATGAACGAACACGCGCGTGCCATTGGAGCAGACTTCACCGGCCGAGTAGAAATTGGCCAGGAGCGCGCCCGAGACGGCATTGTCGAGATCGGCATCGGGGAACACGATCAGCGGGCTCTTGCCACCCAGTTCGAGCGTGACCTGCTTGAGCGTGGCGGCAGCGTCGGCCATCACCTTGCGGCCGGTGCCGACTTCTCCGGTAAGAGAGATCTTGGCGATGCCGGGATGGCGTGAGAGCAACTGGCCGGTGGCGGCAAAGCCCTGAACGACCTGGAACACGCCTTCGGGCACACCAGCCTCAAGATAGATCTTTTCCAGCTCGATCGCGGTAAGCGGGGTCAATTCGGCAGGCTTGAAGATCATCGCATTGCCGCAGGCCAGGGCGGGCGCGCTTTTCCAGCAGGCGATCTGCAACGGATAGTTCCATGCGCCGATCCCGGCGGTGACGCCGAGCGGCTCGCGCCGGGTATAGCCGAACGCGCCGGGGCCAAGATCGACGTGCTCGCCGGCGATCGTGGCCGCCACATTGGCATAGTATTCGATGCAATCAGCGCCCGATAGCACATCGACCGCGATGGTTTCCTGGATCGGCTTGCCGGTATCGCGGGTTTCCAAGAGCGCGAGTTCATCGTTGCGGGCGCGCAGGATATCGACCGCCCGGCGCAGCACGCGGCCGCGCTCGGAGCCGGTCAGCCGGGCCCATTGCTGCTGCCCGGCGCGGGCGCGGGCCACGGCAGCATCGATTTCGGCGGCGCCGGCGATGGGGATGGTGGCGAGCACCTCGCCCGTGGCTGGGTTGATCGTATCGAAAGAAGCCGGTGCCATCGTGCCCTCTGTCTGGCGTTATGTGCCCGACAGAATACGGCAAGACGGCTTGGAATCAATTTTGCCGTGCAAATCGCAATTTTGTAATTCTGAAAAATATCCTTTTAAAACATAATGGTATTTTTCATATTTCATCACCACGGCCGATATGCTGCATAAAGTTTGCTTATGCCGGCAACCGACTCCGCAGTCATGCTTACAGCTGCGGGGGATCGGCCGCGCCGCGCCACAACTGGCGGCGCACCCGATTCCAATCCGGCACGCCCCATTCATGGCCGCAGGCATGGCCGCAGGCATGGCCGATGATACTGTCGAGCGGATTGGCATCATCGAGCAGCATGTCTTGCGGCACAAGCGGTTCGCGTTCGCGGGTGCAGAAGAACGCCGTCACGCGGGCGCCTGTATCCGTGCGCCGCCCAGGCTGGACCAAGGCCAGGCGGTTGCTGCGCAAACGCACCACCATGCCGGGCGGAAACACCCGGATGCTTTGCATGAAGGCAAAGAGCAGATCGCGATCGAAATGCCCTTCCCATCCCCACATCGCGGCGAGCGCCTCGGCCGGCGTCCAGGCCTGCTTGTAGATACGATCGGACGTGAGCGCGTCATAGCAATCGCAGATCGCGCCGAGGGCCGCGGCGCGGCTGATCTCGCCCGCGTGCAGGCCGGCGGGATAGCCCTTGCCATCCTGCCGCTCGTGGTGGTGGCGACAGACATCGAGTGCAATCTGGCAGACATCGCCCGATGCCTCGAGCAGGCGGAAGCCATGCTCGGGATGATCGCGGACGAGCGCAAATTCTTCCTGCGTGAGGCTGGCCGGCTTGTTCAGGACGTCTTGCGGGATGCCGATCTTACCCAGATCGTGAAGCAGGCCAGCCTGGCCATAGTCGCGGGTTTCATCTGCGCTGAGGCCGAGGAACGTGGCGGCGTTGATCATCAAGGTGCACACCGCCACCGAATGGGCGAAGGTGTATTCGTCCTTGCTCTTGAGGCGGACGACATCGATCACCGTACGCGGGCTGCTGGCCACGGCCTGCGCAATGTCTTCCACCAGTTGATGGGTATCGGCGATGCGCACGGCGCGGCCCATGCGGGCATCGTCGAACAGGCCGCGCATCGTCTGGCGCGCCTGGCCCACCATTTTCTGGACCTGGCGGCGGCGCTGGCGCGAGATGCTGTGCATCAGGGCATCGGCGCGATCGGGCGGAGGGAGAGCGGCACGCCGGCACCGGCGGGCCGGCCCGCGCAGTTCGCCCGCCACGGATGCAGGCAGCGCGGGCGCGACCCGGTCCGCCTCGTATCGGCCGCCACGCGCCTCGTCGATGATCACGAAGGGAGCGGCGCAGCCATGCACCTTGGCAAGGTCGTCAGCCGTCGAGATGACGAAACGCGTGCGCCAGAACGGATGATCGAACCACGATCCGCCGAATCCGCAAATGAACATGCCGAGCTTGACGTGTTCGGGAGGGACATGGCGGATCATGCGCCGCAGATTGCGTGGCGCGCCTTCCCGCCAGCCTAAGGCGGGCTTCAGGAAAACCCGCAGAAACATGGTTAAACGCGACGAGTGGTTGCCCCGGCGGCGCCGGCGTGGTGATAGCGTGGCATGAGCCACCCTGCCGACCTTGCCATCCGCCTGCGCCGCGCCGCCTTCAACCAGGCCCTGGCCGAGGCCGACCTGGCCGCGATCGGGCCATTGCTGGCGCCCGACGTGGTGCTGGTGACGGGCAGCGACAGCGCCGTGCTGGCCGGGCGCAAGGCGCAACTCCAGGCCTGGAAACGCGAGTTCGCCGCCAGCCCGCGCAGCATCTATCTGCGCACGCCGGGAACGATCGAGGCATCAGCGGTGGAGCCGATCGCCCTGGAGCAGGGAGAGTGGCAGGGCCGCCACGCCGATAGTGGCGCGGTTTACGCCAGCGGACGCTATTGCGCCAAGTGGCGCCACAGCGATGCAGGCTGGGTCATCGTGGCCGAGATCTTCGTAACCATGGCCTAACGGCGGGCAGGTTCGGGCGCGACGACCAGGCCAGCAGCCAAGAAGCGACCATCAGGACCGGTGCGGGCCGGCGACCAGATTTCCCATGCCCGGCGCAGCAGTGCCCCGGCATTGGCATTGGCGGCATAGCCGAAGCGATGCTGCCGGCCATCGGGCAGGCTGGCACAGAACCAGCTCCACCCCGGCGGGAGGCCGGGGCACGGCTGGGCGCGATTCGAAACCGACATGGTGCACCCGGGGAGGACGTGACAGGGAACGTGCCACGCGACTAGAGGATTTTTCCTTTTCTTGAATCGGCGCTTAGGAATTTTTGCGCGGATTCGGCGCTAGTTTGGCTGGATATTTAGGATTTTTCCTATACCGCAATGTCCTCGCGATGCTTTGCTTGATCGCCTTGGAGGCACGCCCCTGACCTAGCGATCGACGGCGGAAATTCGCGCTCAACCAACTGATCTCGAACCGTGACCCGTCGCTGAGGGCATGCTCTGTCGATGGACAGCAGGCCCAAGCACGACCCACCGCGCGCCGCCCCCAGGCATGCCATGAAGGAAAAATCCTGATGTCTGAGACCGCTGATTCCGCCGCCATCGCCGCTGCCGTAAAGGTTTCGCTGGCCGGGCTGACCTGGACAGAGCGAACCACCTATCGCGCATTGGTCGAGGCGGCAGAGGCGGGGCTGCCCTGCCCCAGCAACATCGATATCGAGATGCTGTGCGGCTATAACTCGTGCTCGATGGGGCCGGTCATGGTCAAGCGCCTGGAACGCAAGGGCTTTATCAAGGTGGAGCGGTTCCAGCGCTTTCGCATCGTGGAAATCGTGGCGACGGGCGCACGCACCGCGCGCGCGGCCAACATGCGCGCCGACCTGCCGCACATTCCCAAGGGCACGCATAGCGGCGGCCGCAGCCTGCCGACCAGTGCGACACCGCGGCCCAGCGATCGCAAGCCGTACCAGGCGGGCAAGGTGCTGGGCTGATGCCGCGCCCGCGCAAGGCGATGCGCGATCGCGCGCTGGAAGACCTGCTGCTGGCGGGACTCGCCGAAGGCCTGACGCTGCGCAAGCTGTGCCGGCGGCATCACATTGCCCCTGCCCTGGTGCAGCGCTGGCGGCTGGAGGACCGCGACTTTGCCCGGCGCTTTGCCCTGGCGCGCGAGGCCGGGTTCGAGGCCATTACCGAGGAAACCCTAGAGATTGCCGACGATGATGCCGGTGACGTGACCTGCAAGGAAAAGGCCGACGGCACCGTGGCCGTGGCCAAGAACCCCGACAACGTGGCGCGGGCGCGGCTGCGCGTGGAGACGCGATTGAAACTGCTCTCCAAATGGGCACCGGGGAAATACGGCGAAAGCACCGAGCCGGGCCAGGGCCAGGACTGGAGCGAGCGGCTGGCCGCGGCGCGGGCGCGGGTTTTGAAAGGGCGGTGATGGCAAAAAGGGCGGCAGCAGCAAGCGATCTGGCCGAAGCGATCGGCGCGTTCACCCATGATCCGCTGGGCCATGCCCTGTTTGTCTATCCCTGGGGCCAGGGGCCGCTGGCAGGCATGACCGGACCGCGCCGCTGGCAGCGCGCGGTGCTGGACGAGATCGGCGCGCATCTGGCCGATCCGGCAACGCGCCACACGCCGCTGCGCCTGGCGCGGGCATCGGGCCATGGCATCGGCAAATCGGCGCTGGTCGCCATGATCGTCAAATGGGCGCTCGATACCTGCCCCGATACCCGCGTATTGGTGACGGCGAATACCGAAAGCCAGCTGGACACCAAGACCGCCCCGGAAATTGCCAAATGGGCGCAGATTTCGCTGACCGCGCACTGGTTTGCCCAGACGCGGCGCGCGCTGGCCTCGACCGCGCCGGGACGCGGACCATCGTGGCGCGCCGACCTGGTGACCTGGAGCGAGCACAACACCGAAGCCTTTGCCGGCCTGCACAACATGGGCCGGCGGATCGTGCTGATCTTTGACGAGGCATCGGGCATTGCCGACAAGGTGTGGGAAGTGGCGCTGGGCGCGCTGACCGATGCCGATACCGAGTTGATCTGGCTGGCATTTGGCAATCCCACGCAGAACACCGGTGCCTTTCGCGAATGCTTTGCCAAGCACCGCAATCTGTGGCGCACCGCCCAGATCGACGCGCGCACGGTGGAAGGCGTCAACACCGGCTATCTGGACGAACTGGTGGCGGCCTATGGCGCCGACAGCGACGTGGTGCGCGTGCGCGTACGCGGCGAGTTCCCGTCGAGCAGTTCGATGCAGTTCATTCCGCAGGATCTGGCCGAGGCGGCAAGACGGCGCCCGATCGTCCCCGGCCTGCCGACCGATCCGGTGATCTTTGGCGTGGACTGCGCGCGGTTTGGCGACGATGAAAGCGTCCTTGCCATCCGCAGTGGCCGCGATGCGCGCAGCCGGGCGTGGAAGAGCTGGCGCGGCGTGGATGCCATGCAGCTGGCGGGCGACATTGCCCTGGAAGCACAGCGCCACCGCCCTGATGCCATCTTTGTCGATGCCGGCAATGTCGGCGCGGCGGTGGTCGACCGGCTGCGCCAATTGCTGGGCGACATGCCGGTGATCGAGGTGTGGTTTGGCGCCAAGGGCCGCGAGGCGGAGCTGGAGCCGGGGGTGAGCGTGCCCACCGCCAACAAGCGCGCGGAAATGTGGACGCGGATGCGGGCCTGGCTGGGCCAAGGCGCTGTGCCCGACAGCGACCGTTTGCGCGACGACCTGATCGGGCCGACCTATTCCTTTGCTGCCGACGATACCCGCGTGCAGCTGGAAAAGAAGCCCGACATGAAGCGGCGCGGCCTGCCCAGCCCGGACTGGGCCGATGCCCTGGCCTGCACCTTTGCCGAGGCGGTGGGCCCGCGTGCCATGCCCGCCTGGCTGGAGCCAGAGGTGCGGGCAGACGATGGCGCCGGGCGCTATGGCGAGCTGGGTTGAGCGGCCCAGGCAGCGATTCAACCCCGCAGCGGGCCGCCATACAAGCACCATCATTCATGGAGGTGCCTAGATGTGCAGCACGCCCACCGTTCCCACCACGCCCGAGCGGCAGACCCTGAAACTGCCTGACCAGGGGGCGCCCGCCGGCGCCATGGACAATGCCCGCTGGCGGCGCGCGATTTTGGCCGGGATGGTGCCTTCGCCCCTCGGGCTGACCGGCAGCGCGCGGATTACGTCCACCACGCTTGGCTCGGGAGGCACGCTTGGCTGATCCCAAATCGATCCGCGCCCATTGCGAGGCGCGCCTGGCGGGGATGAAATCCGTGCGCCAGGATTACGAGGCCGAGGCCGAGCAGATCGCCCGCTTTGCCCAGCCGGCGCGTTCACGCTTTCTGTCTGGCGGCAAGGACCGCTCGGGCGCGCGGCGCCGGCAGTGGAACCGCACGCTGTTCGATCCCCACGGCATCGAAGCGTTCCGCACGCTGACCAACGGCATGACCTCGGGCCTGTCGAGCGCATCGCGCCCGTGGTTCACGCTCAAGACCGCAGACGATGACCTGATGGAGGCCGATGGCGTTCGCGCCTGGCTTTCGGCGGTCGAGCGGCGGATCTATGCCTTTCTGGCATCGACCAATTTCTATGGCGCGGCCAAGGCCGGCTATGGCGAAATGGGCCTGTTCGGCACCGAAGCCTGCGTGATGGTGGAGCACCCGCACGCCGGCGCGGTGTGCCACGCGCTGACCTTTGGCGAATACTGGATCGCGCTGTCTGACGCGCTAGTGCCCGACACGCTCTATCGCACCTGCCCGATGAGCGTGCGCCAGGCCGTGGAAACCTTTGGCGAGGCTGTCTCGCCGGCCGTGCGCGCGCTCTATGACCGCAGCCAGTACGAAACTGTGGTGGAGGTCTTTCACGCGATCGAGCCCGACCCGGGCCACGATCCGCATCGCTTCGGATCAAAAGCCTGGCGCAGCGTCTATTGGGAGGCCGGCGCGCGCGGGGACAGCCTGCTGAAAGTGTCAGGCTATAACGAGCAGCCATTCTGGGCGCCGCGCTGGGACGTGGTGGGTGGCGATACTTATGGCCATTGCCCCGGCATGGAAGCATTGCCCGCGCTGCGCGAGTTGCAGATGCAGGCCAAGCGCCGCAACGAGGCGATCGACCAGATGGTCAAGCCCGAGAAGATCGTGCCGCCCGGCGTGCGCCTGACCGGCGAGCCGGGACGGACGGTGACCGCATCGGGCCTGGACCGCGAAGGCGTGCTGATCCCCTATCAGATGCCCTACCAGGCCGTGGCCGCGATCGGCGAGGAAATGGACAAGTGCCGGCGCCAGATCGATGGCCTGAGCTTTGCCGACCTGTTCAACGCGATCACCAACATGCGCGGGGTGCAGCCCCGCAACGTGGAGGAGATCGCCAGCCGCAACGAGGAGAAGCTGACCCAGCTTGGCCCGGTGATCGAGCGCGTGGCCAACGAAAAGCTGCAGGTGGCGATCGATCGCACCTTTGCGATCATGAGCCGGGGCGGGATGCTGCCACCCCCGCCCCCGGCGCTGCATGGGCGCGGCGTGCGCGTGGAGTTCGTGAGCATCCTGCAGCAGATGCAGCGCATGGTCGGCATCGGCCAGATCGAGCGCGTGGTCGGCTTTGTCGGC